GGGTTAGGGCCGATGCTTGCGAAGTGCAGCGGGCTTGCTATCTCTGCTTTCCATCGTTCGATGATCTGTGCGAAGGGCAGGGACAAGTGATCCCATTCCCCAGCCTTCCAGGTCGCTTCGAAGACAGCTAACAGTCGAAGTTCGCGCTGCTTTGCTTCCGCTTCGCGTTCCCAGAACCCAGCGCTGAACAAGTCAGTTGGTAAGCCCAGGTTGCGCAGGCGCTTCATGTTGTCTGCTCGAAGGCTAAGGCGTTGTCCTCGTTTCACCAGTTGTCTCCCGATTAATAAATAGCTGACGGCTCTAGATGAGCCAGCGAGGTTATTTAAGTGGAAGACAAGAACAAGACGACCCATCAGGTCGCGGAGGTCAGCGCCGAAACGCTCGACAAGCTATCAAGCCCAGATACCGACATTCGCCAAAGCGGTGTGATCGACATCTTCGAACAGCACTTGCCTACGATCCCGGCTGACTACGTGTTCAAGCGCAGGGATCGCAAGTTTGTGGAAGACGTCTTTCAGGCAACCTTTGACCTGTTTGGCGGACTGCCGCGCTTGACCAAGTGGGCACACGAAAATCCAACCGAGTTCGTCAAGTTGTATGCCCGCTTGCTGCCAGAAGCGCAGAAGGCAGAAACCGGCCCGGCAGTAGTCAACATCATCAACAGCTTGCCGCCGTCGCCACTCGATACCGGCAACGTCATCGACGTGGATGAACTGGACGATGAGTAATAGCGTCCAAACCGTCCAACTGCCATACGAGCCACGCCAAGCCTTCATACCGTTCCACAACCGAAGCAAGCGCCGTGCCGTAATCGTCGCGCACCGACGTGCGGGTAAGACGTTCAGCGTCATTCAAGACCTGATTTCCAAGGCTATGCGCTTTCAGGTCAGGGACCGCCAAGGAAAGCTTCTACCCAAGCCCAAGTTCGCTTACCTGTGCCCGTACAAGGGGCAAGCAAAGCAGGTCGCTTGGCAATACCTGATCGACTTCACGAAGGCCATTCCCGGCGTGAAGAAGAACGAAACCGAACTGTGGATCGAAATTCCGACTGTAGCCGGTGACACGGCGCGCATCTTCCTCGCCGGCGCAGATAACCCCGACAACCTACGTGGTCTGTACTTCGATGGCGTCGTGCTTGACGAGTACGGTGACATGAAGCCCGAGGTCTACAGCACAGTCATTCGTCCTGCGCTTGCTGACCGCAAGGGCTGGGTCGTGTTCATGGGCACGCCGAAGGGAAAGAACGACTTCTACCGCCGTTGGGAATTGGCACAGCAACAGCCACACAAGTATTTCTCGCTTCGACTTAAGGCCAGCGATAGCGGCATCTTGGATGCTAGCGAGATCGAAGACATGAAGTCCGAAATGGAGGTCGAGGAATGGCAGCAGGAGCTTGAGTGTTCGTTCGACGCTGCCTTCCGCGGTTCGTTCTACGGGAAGCAGATTGCATCAGCGGAAGCGCAGGGCAAGTTCAAGTTGCTTGAGTATGAACCTGCCGAAAAGGTCAGTATCGCGATGGACCTGGGCCACAGCGATGCGGCGGTCATCTGGTATTGGCAAGTCGTGAACGGCGAAGTGCGCTTCATCGACTACTGGGAGCAAAGCGGGTTCGACGCTGAAGAGGTCTGCGACATGCTGGCGTTGAAGCCATACACGTATGAGACCGTTTGGCTTCCGCACGATGCCATGCATCGAACGTTCGCTTCCAAGAAGTCCGTCATGGATACGTTTTTGGAGCACGAGCTACCAGCGCGCAAAGCTCCGAATCCAGACCAAGGCAACCGCGTTATGCACGGTATCGACGCGGTGCGTAAGTTCCTGCGCTTGTGGCCCTTCGCCATCGACACGGACCGCTGCCACCGAGGCATCGAAGCTCTCAAAAACTACAGCCGCAAGTTCAATCGTGCAGCAGGGACGTTCAGCAGCGAAGCGGATCACAACGAGTGGTCGCACGGTGCTGACGCGTTCCGTTATGCCGTGCTGTCCATCAGCGAAGAAGATCTCGGGCGATCGATTGAGCGCTACAGCCAGCGACGCATCGACCAACTCACGGACCGTATCCGAGTAAATACCAGTCGCTGGACGTTAGACGAAGCGTTCGCGGAACGCGAGCGTCAACTATCCATCCGCAGCCACGACATAGGGCGTGCGTGGGACTAAACAGACCAATTAAGTGCGCCACTAGAAGCGCACGGAGCATAGATGGGTACCGATAACTATAACGAAAACGAAGGGATGGACAGTGGAGTCAGCGACGACGCCTTTGAACACGATCCCGTACTTGCGCAGTACCAGACCGAAGCAGAGCAGGCAAAGTGGCTAAAGCAAATTGAAGCCTGTCGCAACGAGCGCAAGCAGTGGAACGAAGTCGCGATCAAAGCAGTCACACGCTACCGTGCCGAAGCAGGGGCAGAGTACAAGGGCGCGAAGTTCTACAACATCTACTTCCTCAACACGGACACTAAGCTGGCCGCGCTGTACGCCAATACGCCTAGGCCAGACATCAAGCGCCGATTCGACGACACACAAGATGATGTAGCGCGCGTGGCCGGGATTCTTCTACAGAACAACCTGAAGTACGAGTTGGAGACTGGTGGCTTCGATGCCACGTTCAAGCAAGTCTTGTTCGATAACGTAATTGCGGGTCTCGGTGTGAGTTGGCTTCGCTTAGAACAAGAAGAACACGAGCAGCCACCGCAGGTCGACCACGTGACGGGAGCTTTGATCCCACAACCGTCCGTGATTACGCGGCAGGAAGCGTGCACGGACTATGTGGCTTGGGACGACTTCTACTGGAGTCCCTGCAAGGTCTGGACGATGTGCAGTTGGGTTGGCCGTCGCATCCCGATGACGAAGGAAGCTATTCGAGCACGCTTTGGCCACAACCTTCCAATCGAGACTCTGAACGAAATCGCTTACGACACCAAGCCGGAAGCGCAGGACTCCAGCAAAGCTAAGCTGGCCCCTAAAAACCAGACCGAGCCAACAGCCGATGTCTACGAAATCTGGGACAAGGAACGCCAACTCGTGTTTTGGGTTACGGAGACCTTGCCAGTGCCGCTCGACGTCAAGCAAGACACGATGAAGTTCGATGGCTTCTTCCCAACACCTATGCCGCCGCTTGGACGCTTCGACACATCGAACACGCTGCCGATCTGCGATTACCAACTGGTGCGCGGCAAGTATGACGAACTGGACGAACTCAATCAGCGCTGCACTCAGCTTAGCAAAGCATTGGGTGTCCGCTTCGTGTACGACGCCGGAAGCCCGGAAATCAAGAACCTCTATACGAACGTCAAAGAAAACGAGGGCGTAGGCGTGAAGAACTGGAATCAGTTCGCAGAGCGAGGTGGCCTGCAGGGCAGCATTCAGTTCGCGCCGCTCGACCAGGTTGCGAGCGCGTTTGAGATTGCGTCGGCACAGCTTGACCGGATTAGGGCTCAGATTTTCGAAGTCGAAGGAATCAGCGACATCATGCGCGGCCAAGCCACGCCGTACGAAACGGCGACTGCTACCACGGCAAAAAGTCAGCAGGCATTCGGGCGCTTCGCATCCCGTCAACACGATGTTGCGAAGTACGTGGAAGCGCTGCTCCGCCTAAAGGCGCACGTGATCTGCAAGTTCTACCAACCTGAGTTGATCGTGACGCGGGCTGGAAAGTTAAACCCAGCAGATCAGCAGTACGTCGGCGCTGCGCTACAACTGCTGAAGGACGACCAGCTGTCGCAGTTTCGCTTAAGCGTCAGCGTCGACAGCTTGCAACTCCCGAACTGGAATACTGAAAAAACGGAGCGCAGCGAGACCATCCAGGCGCTTACCAAAATGATGAGTGTAATTCTTCCGGCAGTTCAGCAAACGCCGCAGATCGCGCCGTTAGGGCTTGAACTGATCAAGTGGGGCGTTAGCGGGTTCAAGGGCGCGCAAGCTATCGGAGGCGTCATCGACAGCGGTCTTCAGCAACTCTTGCAAGCATCACAGCAAGGGCAGGGCGCTCCAAAACAACCATCACCTGACGAGATCAAAGCGCAGGCCGCAATGCAGAAGGCGCAGCTCGACATGCAAGCCGTGCAAACACAGGAAGAAACGAAGCGCTACATCGCGCAGCTTCAGGCTCAAATCAAGTCATCGCAGATGGCCCTTGCGCAGCAGCAGAACGCATACGAGAACCAGCTTCGCGCTATGGAAGTACAGCTTCGACAAGGCGAGCTGGCCGCGGACGTCGCACACCAGCAAGCAGCCCATGTCCATAGCGCTGCTATCGACCTGCTGAACACTCGTCCAGACGGAGGCCAGTGATGCCAACCTACGTAGCACATTGCCATACCTGCGGCACCGAACACGAGTACGTCCGCAGTATCGCGAACCGTAACGAGACGCCCGAATGCTGTGGAATGCCGACAGTGAAGGGACTTACTGCACCAGCTATCAGTGCGATGACCTTCACCGGTCACAAGGGTTTCCACATGCCTGATGGGAAGCACGGCGGCAAAGGAACCTGGATCGAGTCAGGACAAGACTACAAGCGATACCTACGCGAGAACAACAAGATTCCTAGTAGCGAAGCAGCAGCAGAGGCCCGCATTCAAAAAAAGAACGTCGAAGCCGCTGACAACAAGAAGCGTCGTGAAGCCGTCATCAAGGCGGTTCAGCAGCACAGTAAATAGACCAAACAACCACAAGAGGTAGACACCATGGATGACTCCATCAACAACAGCCCAGAGCTGGAAAACGGAACCACTTCCAACGTCGCCGAAGTCGCAGAACAAGCCGTACCTGCGACAGAAGCCGTTGAATCAGCCGAGCCGAAATCGCTACGAGACGTAGTGCTCAAGGCATTTGAGAAGACCACAAAGGAGCCTGTAGCCGTACCCGAAGCGGGTCCAATGTCGGTCGAACCGACAAAGGAAATCGATCCAATCACGGGGCGTGAACTTGAACCTATACGTGCCCCGTCGAGCATGACGCCGCTCCTGCGCGAGAAGTGGGGCGAAGTCCCGCGCGACATGCAGAAGTATTGGACCGATCGCGAACGCAACATCCAGATTAGACTGCAGGAGACAGCAGACGAACGCAAGCTGGCCAAGCAATTTAGCGAAGTGGTCGCTCCATACGAAGCCATCTTCCGACAGCACAACACGAACGCGGTCGCGCATGCGAAGGAACTGTTCAATCTAGACTATCAGCTTCGCTCAGGTTCGCCAGCGCAGAAGGCGCAGATCATCCACGGCATGATCATGCATTTCCAACCTGACGTACAAACGTTGGCGCAGCTAGCAGCCGGTCGACCAATACATCAAGCGCAGACCCAGCAGGCCCCCGATGTGCAAGAACTAGTGAAGAAGGAACTTGAAGCGCGCGAAGCGCAGCAGCAAGAAGCAGAGATCAACCGACAGCTCCAAGCTTTTGCAGCTGACCCCATGAACGAGTTTTTAGATGACCTGCGTCCAACGATGCAGAAAGCTATTGAAGCTGGTTTTGTGACGGGTAACAACATCTCCGAACTGTTCCGTAACGCGTATGACTTCGCAGCAAAGCAGCACCCCGAGGTATCGCAAATTCTTGCGAATCGAGCAGCCGCAACACCCGTTCAGGCAGGCACACCGACCGCTAAGCCGATCCAAAGTGTCAAGCCTTCACTTGCTAGCGGAGGACGCGGCGGTCAAGCGCAACCACGTCCTAAGTCACTTCGTGAAGCGGCCGAGATGGCCTGGAACAAGCACACAAATAACCAGTAAGGAAGAGAAACGAAAGCGGTCGATAACCGCTTTCATTTTACGGGTTACAAGTCAAATGCTCAGTTGTCTTGTGCTCAGCTACGTCCTTGCCGTCGTGTTAGGCCAGCAAGGCTCGCCAACGAAATGACTATCAAGGAAAGCGTTCCCGGCTCGGGTACGTCGGCTGTGGGAACAAATGAATGACTGTAATCGGTTCCGGACCCTGATGTGATAGTGTAATTGGCAATGTTCACACCGTTGGTTGTAACCGATTTTATGCCATCCCAATAAGTAGAGTGTGAGCTATCGGCAACAAAATTTCCGAACAATCCTTCTCCTTCACCGTAGGGATACCCGGAATGATATCCCCCTACGTTTGTTCCCATCCAATAGCCGAGCGGAGAGCCCCAGATGAACTCTTGGGTTAGCGTAAAGTATTTTCCGGCGATCTCCGTGTCGCCAGTGCCGGTCGCATCGTTGAACCACATCCGGCTTGTAGATCGTGACCATGTGGGGTCGTCGTCAACTATTTCCTGCCGCGACAAGATTAGTCGGCTACTTCCGATAATTATGTCCAAGCTGTAACTGGCGCTAGTGCCCCCCGGCCAGTAAGGGGAGAAGTCTCCCGCAGAAAGTATGCTATCGCTATAAAAGCTTAAGGTGAGAAATCCTCGCTGACCAGTGAGCGCGTCGTTATTCAACGTGATGGTATCTGTGATAACGGCCTCAGCGAACGCACTTGTGGCAGCCTTCCCATTTGCAGCACCGGATGCATACACCTTCATTGTGCCGTAGCTTGCGCTGGCTTCGGCGTAGAAAGAATCAGTGGCACCTATGTAGCTCACAGATGAGTGGTATCTGTCCCCGGTCTGTGGATAGTCGTCTCGCGCGGAGGCACTGCTTGAGCCGCCAGATGTAAAGGTCATGACGCCTGCCTGGGCCGTACAAGAAATCACTACGATTAAAGGAACTGCTAAGAGCATCTTAAGTTTCATTATTTCTCCCTAGTTTACGGACCTGCAACGTCCGATGCAATTTCTATGCCAATGCGTAAACTACTGATCTTTAACGGTACTAATTTTCATAGCGACTTTGCTGTAAATAACATCGACATCTTTTAACTCAACGGCATAGCTATAAAGCATAGGTAACTGACTGATGAATGTGGGCAACCCTCTAGTGTGCGTCTAAGCACGATCGTACGAGGCAAGCAACTTTAAATCTTCGTTTTACTAAATAGGAAACACAACCACGACAGGAGAACAGTACAAATGATCGTTTCGCTTTTTTCGCTGATCGTGGCGCGCGGCGCCGAAGTGCCAGTTGTTGATCCAAGATTGACATCACACATCGAGTACGCTGCGCGTGTCGATACACCAGACCAAGGACCAGCGACGCAAGCTGATACAACGGCCGATACGAGTGCACTGGACGCGCAACCAGCCAGCACGACTACCAGCAGTTCGACAGATGCGGTGGCACCCAGCGGGGAAGAGTAAAGACCTCGATTAGAAACGGTCGCTAGCCAATAAGGATAATAAAAAATGGCCTTCCCAAACCTTAGTGACCTCGCGGCAACCACTATCGAGTACCGCTCGAAAGACATCGCCGACAACGTAACTCAACACAACGCCGCACTGCTCGCGATGAAGAAGTCCGGCGGTGTGTCCACCTTCGACGGTGGTACCTACATCAACGAGAACCTCTCCTTTGCTGAGAACGGCAACGGCGGTTCGTACAGCGGCTACGACACGCTGCCAACGGCAACATCCGACGTAATCACTGCGGCGCAGTACTCATTCGCACAGTACGCGGTCCCGGTGACCTTCTCGGGCCGTGAGACCCTGATCAACAGCGGCAAAGAAGCGCTGATTGACTTGGTCGAAGCTCGCGTCAAGGTCGCAGAGTCGACGATGAGCAACCTGCTGAACCGTCACTTCTACCTGGACGGTACAGGTAACAGCGGAAAGAACATCACCGGCCTGGCTGCGGCGATCCCGCTGGCCAACGCTACCGGCACATACGGCGGCATCAACCGTGCTACCTACAGCATGTGGCGTAACCAGAAATTCCAGGCGTCGATTGATGGCGCAGGTGTCGCAGCTACCGGCACCGCACTGATCTCGCAATGGAACCAGTTCATTCTGCAGATGACGCGTGGTACTGATCGTCCGAAGATCATCTTGGCTTCGCCAGCCGTGTACGCGCTGTACGAGTCCGGTCTCCAGAACATGCAGCGTATCTCGGACGCTAGCTTGGGTAACGCAGGTTTCCAGACCTTGCAGTTCCAAGGCATTCCAGTTGTGTTTGATGCTGCTGCTTCGGGTATCGGTGCACAAACTGCTTACTTCCTGAACACCGACTTCATGAAATGGCGCTCGCATAAAGACCGCAACATGGTTGCGTTGGACGATAAGTCCGCTGTGAACCAAGACAGCACTGTGAAGACGTTGGTATGGGCAGGCAACCTGACCATGTGCGGCCCACAGTACTGCGGTATCTACAGCAACACCTGATCCTCAACTTGATCTAGACAAAGGCTCCTTCGGGAGCCTTTTTCGTTGGCATGTAAATAGGCGAGCAGGGCAATAGTGCCGCTGCAATTTGCCGCCAGTTCGGTGAGCCGCGATGACAAGCGCAACTCGCACCGATCACGGCAGGAGACATCAATGACCAACAACACACACAGCGAAATCGACTTGAACGTCGCCATCGCAACGCAAGGCATCGTCAACCGTTTTGAACACGACGAACAACGCGGCATTCGTGATCCGCGCACGGGACGCTTTGTACAACATGCGGACTACGGCGAAGACACGAAGCTTAACGTCCAGTTCAGCACTGAACCTGTCTTCTCCAAAAAGGAGACGTACCTTGCTGGCGGCGTGGCGAAGTACGTTGACATGGACTTCATCACGATCACAGTGCCAGGCAATCGTGATCTCGTCATCCACACGCCGGTCACGGACTTCTATCAATGGCGCTTTCCTCACGAGTACGAAGCCTTCAAGCGCGGCAAGGAAGCGTCGATTGTCGGCACGCCGCTTGATCTCTGGCCCGCGATGCAACCGTCACAAATCGCGGAGCTAAAACATCAAGGCATCCGTACTGTCGAACAGCTCGCGTCGCTATCGGATAGTGCGAGCGGCGTACTTCGCGGTTTTTACGCACTCAAGCACAAGGCCCAACAGTTCCTTGATGACGCCAAGGACAAGAACGCCGCAGCGGTTGTTCGCGCCCAGATGGAAGAACAGGAAGCCCGTCACAAAGCCGAGCTGAAAGCGGTAGAAGATCGCGTTGCCGCGATGCTCGCGGAAGTGGTGGCAACGAAAGATGCGAAGAAGGGCAAGGCTGAATAAATAGGAGCGGACCTAAGGAGACGGCACAACACTAATGGCACAGAAAACACTTCTTCAGATCGCGCAAGCGGTCACAGCTGAACTCGGCTTTCCAACGCCACAAATCGTTGTGTCGTCTGCTGATACGAACGTTCTCAAGCTGCTCGCGTTGATCCGCGCAACTTGCGACGACCTGCTTCATGAACACGACTGGCAAGAACTTCAAAGGCGCTACACGTTCGCGACGACAAACGGCGTCGACAACTATGCGCTGCCATCTGACGAAGAACGCTTCATAAGCGCATCGTTCTACGACCAGAACAATCGCTGGCCTATGCTTGGCCCATTGACCGCCGTGGAGTGGGAGCAGATTAAGGTCAGCAACCTGAGTGCTAGTCCGTTTGAACGTTACCGCGTCATGGGTGACAAGCTGTACTTGTCACCAACTCCAGGCGCGAACACAAGCACATTCGTCTACGAATACATCAGTAACGCGTACTGCACGAGTAGCGCAGGCGTTCCACAGACCGATCTCCAACAAGACAGCGACATTATCGTCTTCGACCACCGTGCGGTCGTCTACGGCGTAAAAGCCAAGTGGCTCGCTTCCGTAAACATGGACACGACCAAGGCTGATGAAGATTACGCTCGCGCGCTTGAATACGCGAAGAGTACAAACGAGCCAGCACGGCGTCTGAACATCACGGGTGCGGGATCAGGTGTTCCGTTGCTGTCTACATTGAACATTCCTGACACGGGATTCGGAGGTACCTACTGATGGCAGGCACATACAGGCCACAGCAGCGATCAGCACAGACGGCACCAATGCCGGCGCCGTATCAGGGGCTGAATACTCTCGATCCATTGCAGGCGATGGAGTCAAGTTA